GCTGCGGATTATGCTGAGATGGCTTCGCGATACCGAACATCCGTTTTACAAACTGTACTACGACGCCAAGCATGCCTTGGTCCCTTTGTTCGAGGAGAGGGCGGTGGAGGCCGCTACCGTTGAAACGGAGATTGCGACAGTGGTAACGAAGAAGCAGGTGCTGAACAGGGCCGGCAGGCCGGTGACTGTTCTCGAAGAAAGATCTGGCGACAATGTAGAGCGGAGCAAGCTGAAGATGATCGGCTATCAGTGGGCTCTGGCTCACATGGCCCCTAAGAAGCATGGCCGTAACCCTGAGCCGCAGGGCGGAGAGAATACCCAGCTCAAGTCGCTGTTCGACGCCTTGATGCGAGGCCCTAACAACGGCGGCAATGACGACGAGCCGGCCAAGGCGGAAGAGCCGGCCAAGGCGGAAGAGCCGGCCAAGGCGGAAGACAGGCCGGACTGATGAGGTTGCGGTTCTGGCGTCCTTCTCCCTGCCGCAACGGAGAGCCGCGGCGCACTGTCCCTTTGCCTGGACATGCGCCGGCGGCTTTCACGGACAGTTGATAGGGGAATATACGTCTTAAAGTTCGCGGACGCGACCTGGAGGGCTGTGGATCCGTCTGCAGAGGCCGTGGGAGGCTTATGGAAGCGCCTTTGATGAAGCAATTCGGCCCTAAAGCCCACCAGTTCATAATGAGACCGCCGGAGCAGGACAGTAGATACAACCTATTGGTAGGAACGGTCCGCTCCAGCAAGACTTTTGCTTTGGACGCGAAGACTATCGTCCACCTTAATAGGTACAAAGTAGCCGGCAAGCGGTTCATGGTCGGAACTACCAAGCAAACCCTGTATCGCAATGTGCTGCTTGACCTGTTCAATATAGTGGGAAAGAACGACTATAGCTATGACCGGGTATCCGGCGAGCTCTGGCTGTACGGCCAGCAATGGTTCTGTATGGGAGCCAAGGACGAGGCCAGCTATAAGCAGATACTGGGTGCCACTGTCGGCTTGTCGGTCTGTGATGAGGTAGTCGAGTATCCGAAGTCTTTCCTGGCCCAGATGTTCATGCGCATGTCTCCAGAAGGAGCCAGGTTCTACGGCAGCACTAATGCCGGCAATCCTTACTGCTACCTTAAGGCCGAGGTGATAGACAACCCTGAGTTTGCCCGCTACATGACGGTCATCAACTTCTCGTTAAAGGATAATCCTAATCTGTCCAAGGAGACCAAGTATGCTATTATTGCCAGTCAAAGCGGATTCTTTAAGCTGCGGTATATCGACGGACTGTGGGTGGTGGCGGAGGGCAGTATCTACCGCGATTCCTGGAATGATGTTGGAAATACCTACACTAACGCCACCCGTCCTATCGGGTTGCGAGGTGCCGGTGGCCATGTAGATCATTGGTTCGCTGTTGACCCCGGCGTTGACCACCCGCAAGTGTACGGGGAGTTCTACGATGACGGGCATAAAGTCTGGATAGACAGGGTGTGGCGCTGGGATAGTCGGGTCGAGATGCGGCAGAAAACAGACGGTGAGTATGCTGATGATCTTGAGAAGTTCATGGGTCCTGAAGGCAGAGGCTGCGAGGTGCGTCTTCCGCCCGAGGCCGCTAGCTTGCGTGCTGAGTTCAGCAAGCGCGGCTTTTGGGTGCTGGATGCCGACAACTCTGTAATTGAAGGCATACATACCGTCAGCACCATGCTCAGCCAGAGAATGCTGGCGGTCAACACCGATCAGTGCTGCGGCCTCGAGAAGCGGATTCCCAGCTATGCATGGAACGAGAAGGCCTCGCTACGCGGGCTCGAGGAGCCGCTCAAGCAGAACGATGACGATGTAGATATGGTGCGTTATGGAGTCCATGGAAAAATCAACGAGTGGCGATTCTCCAGACCAGAGTGATAGTCAGCAGCCGGTGGTAGTCAAGGTAGATGCGCAGGAGATAGGTACCTTGCATGTGACCGGAACTACGCCGACGGGATATATGCAGTATCTACTGTCCAAGTTCAAAGAAGCCGGCGTGCCTGTAGAAGGAGCTCTCAGTTTGAAGCTAGCCCACGGTGTAGTGCTTCGCTTCAAGCGCAGCCCTCCGGGCATGTTCCTTTATATATGGCTGCCAGAGGAGCTGTGGGACCGTATGAGACAGGCGGGAGGCTTGATGCCTTAGGAGGCTGAATGAGATGGTTGTTGCTGACAGCTTTGCTGTTACCCGGTTGCAGCCTCCAGGTACACGGGCGCAAGACCGTCTGCAATTGTACGCCGCCTTCTATCAATGACAATCCGCAAGATGAGCCGGAGAAGCAGTGCAACAATATTCATGACGAAGACAATAAAAAGATCTGCATTGAGGCAGTAGTTAAAGCCAGGCAGGAAAAGCAGCCATGAGCGCAGAGTTCGGCAATTTGCCCCAGCGGCTGGAGAAAAGCTATGCCCGCGCCATCTCCAATCTGGTTGACAAGATGATACCCAAGAAGCGCAAGGCCGAGCCATGGGAGGAATGGGTGCGCCGTATCCAGGAAAGGAGCAACAGCGAGGCCGTCAAGAAAGCCGCGGGCAGCATGGCCTTAAAGATGGTCAGATGGGTTGACATTAATAATGCACGCACGTGGCGCGTCGCATCTTCATATAGCCAGCAGAGCCGTATGCTGTATCAATTATTGATGCAACAGACCAAGGGCGCAGTGGGTGTGCGCATGCTCAAGACAGTTCAGGAGAATGCAAGTCTTATATCCTCCATACCACTTGAGGCGGCCAGGATACTGACCGGCGAGGTACTGGCTGCACAACAAGCCGGGTCCAGGGCAGATACCATCGCCAAGATGATGCGCAGCAGGTTTCCTGAGCTGCTCAAGAGCCGGGTCAACCTCATAGCCAGGACGGAGACGGCCAAGGCCAGCACCGCCTTGACGGAGGCACGCTGCGACGAGCTGGGCGTTGAGTTCTACATATGGCGCACCAGCAAGGACAAGCGAGTCAGAGACAGCCATCGCAAGATGGACGGCGTGGTTGTGCCCTGGGCTCAGCCGCCGTCCCCAGAGGCGCTCATCGGCGAGGCTAGTACACTGGGTCGCTACCACGCCGGTGAGTGCCCGAACTGCAGGTGTACGCAGATAGTAGTCTTGACACTGGAGGATGTCAGCTGGCCGGCGACGGTGTACTGGCAAGGCCGCTTGCAGAAAATGAAGCGCGTAGACTTCCAACGCATATCAAATGTAGAGGAGATGGCAGCATGAGAGTCATGTATGCCTTACTGTTTACACTCGCACTGCTGCTGACCATACCGTGTGGAGCGCAGGGCACGCAGATAGATCCTGGCAGCAACATACGCTGGCCGATCAACTGTAATGCCACCGGCATGGTGTACAGCTACTTTCTGGATACGTGTATTTCTGCCAGTAATGGAAGCGGAGGTGGAACTGGCCTGGTCAACGGCCTGATCAACGCCAAGGATGCGCCGTACAGCGCGAAGGGCGATGGGACCACAGACGACACCGCCGCGATCAACGCAGCGATCGGCGCAGCGCAGACTGCGAACAAGGCACTCTACATCCCGGCTGGCGTATATAAGGCTACGGGGCAGCTGACTATGAGTGTGCCCATCTGGATCGAAGGGGCAGGGCCGACGCAGACGGTGATTGAGAACTACGGTGCTACCAATGACGTGTTCCGCATTAATTACACCATTCTTGGCACTTCTATCGACACAGCATTGCTTGGGGCTGGACTGCGGAATATAGGCATCTTGCAGGCTCCTAGTGTGCTTGCCACGGCTGGATGCGCAGTTCACCTGGGCAGTCCAACGCTGGCAACTCCTCCCTCGTACTCAACGGGAGCACATATCGAAAACGTTTCAATCACCGGCAGCTACTGTGGGCTGTGGATTGAGAATGCACAGTACATCAACTGGTTCAAGGACATCATGATCAACGAGCCTACCGGCCACGGCATCTACTACGATGCTCCCTTGCCGGGCGGGGATGATCATATCAATGATGTGGAGATTCGTGGAATACACGGCGACGTATTTGTCAATCAGTCCGATACCACTGAGTTTACTAATCTCAAAACCAACTTTGCGGGCATCCACCTTGCGGGAGGCGCGCACACCGGGAATATGCGGTTTACAACCACTAGTGTCGAAGGCGACGCTAGCGGTAATCCTGCCTGCGCGATCACTTCAGATGGCCCTAACGTTCCTACGAGTGTCCTCTTCGACGGACTCGAAGTGGCACTGATACCTTCGGTTCTGTGCAATACGAACGGTGCCGACATCAGCACCATCAATGTAATAGACCACTCCACCAACAATGCAACCAACGTGACTACTCACACGGTGGGCAGCTACTGGGCAGACAGGTTCGGATCAAGAGTCGGTGTGAACAGCATAAATGGACCTGCTCCCGGCGCTCCATCTGGAAACTACACGGTGTTTTCACTAGCCACTTTTGCTGATGCCGGGCCGGGTGCTCCCTCAATCTTCGATTTTGGTCAGGTGAATACCGGCACCGGAGGGAACCACGCTCACAGTGTATTCGGTGCCTACGACAACGCCAACAATTCCAGCGATCTCAGGAGCTATATCGCAAAAGGCGGCAATACGCCGCTCACGTGGGATCAAGGCGTTCTGGGGCACAATCAGAGAATAGGGGCTGATAATGCCCATGTGTGGCACTGGCTTGATGGAAGCCTGACTGTAGGCACGGATTTAGGGTCGCAGAGCGATCCCGGCTTAGGTAATGCCAGAATTCAGGGCACGCTAGATGCGGGCGGCTTCACGGTACGTGGTGCGCCGATTGGCGCTGGTCAGACTCCCGGTACGATTATCGGCACTTATCCCTTTTCGCAGAGTCCACTGACGAATGATGTAGACGCTTCTGGCAATGTGTGGATCGGAGGAAACCAGCAGAACGTGGTGGCGCTTTCTCCTAACGGCAGCGTGCTGCATAGTTACACACTGTCTCTAGAAGCTGCTTGTGCGGTGCCTGATGCGGCTGGTTTCATCTGGGTGTGCAACCAGACGAATAACACTGTCACTAAGATGACTACTGGCGGGACGGTGGTGGGAACCTACGCCACAGGCTCCAGTCCTGACTACATACAGTTCGACCATGCAGGCAATGCCTGGGTGACTGACAGTGCCGCATCTGTTATCACGGTACTCAGTCCTTTGGGAACAACTGTCGCCACATACTCTGTCGGGGCTGGAAATAATCCATGGGGAGGACGGTTCGATGCCTACGGCAATTTCTGGACGTGGAACTACAACAACAACAATATATCGAAGCTCAGTCCAAGCGGGGTGCTTCTGGGCATCTTCCCGGTGGGAACGAATCCACAGGTGCTGGGCATTGATCCGGCTGGCAACGTATGGGTGCCGAATGCTGGCAGCGGCACTGTAACCAAACTCTCCCCTTCGGGAGCGCAGATACTGGTTGCGAGTATACCGGGAACTCCAGTGCTGGGCGGTCTTGTTATTGATGGCGGTGGCTATGTGTGGGTGTACAGCACAACCAGCGGCGTGGACAATGTGTACAGGCTGGATTCCGCTGGCAATTTGCTGGGAACTTTTCCCGTAGGCCATCATGCTTCATTCGCCGCAGTAGACGGATCGGGAAACCTGTGGGTGACCAACTTTACCGATGCCTCTGTCACCAAGATCGCAACTGGCGTAAGGGGCGTGCTGACTCCTACCGTTGCGGCGGCTCCACCACTTATTCCAACGAGCGTGGCCACACTGGCCTCCGCCTCTTCACCGGTGTTTTCTCCGGTTGCCGGGACCTACACAACAACTCAGAATGTGGCGATCACCTGCAGCGCGGGCGCTCCTTACTACACCACGAACGGGACCACGGTGAGTGCTTACTCAACGCCGATCGCAGTGAGCACAAGTGCCACGATTACGGCAGGATGCTACGGGCTGGGCTATGCTACTGCGGCGGTTGTTCCAGCTACGTACACGATCAGCAGTACGGCGGTCAGCTACACAGGCAATACCTGTTCCAGCAGTGGAATAAGTTGTACTGCCGGGGCGGTTACCGCCGGGCAAAGTGCGCTGGTCCAGTCTGCTTACAGCGGGACTGTTGGAAGCGCGGTTATTTCACTCGCGGTTTCCGGTGTGACCTCTGGATCGATTACGACCGTGGCGTCGCTTGTGCAGGAGCCGGGTCTGGGAGAAGCGCAGACTTTTCTTGTAAGCAATATGGGAGTAGGCACGCCCACTTTCACGGCATCTTGCACAGGAGCTGGATGTGGTAGCGCGGAAGCGTTTACGGCTGTGGTGTTCAGTAGAACCACAGGCAGTCCTGCAAATGATGGAGCGGGGTCTTCTAGTGTTGGCGTTGCCAGCTCCAGCAATCCTATTGTCTGCAGCAATATAACTACCACCGCTTCTAATGAACTACTTGTAGCTTTCGCAATTTATGCAAATGCAAATCAGCTTATTGCTGGAACTACGCCGCAGGTTATGACCTATATACCTGGTTTCACCGTCAATGTAGGGGCTGAGTATGGCACTGGCGTAACGGCTGGAACGAACAGCGCGCAATTCACACTTCCTGGCACGGCTCCAAACACAGCGTCGGTTTGTCAGTTGGTGGCGCTGAAATGAGGATCAAGTAAATGAGGTGACGTTATGCTGCGCAGCAAACTGCCTCATCCAGCCTTGTTGTTCTATAAAGGCTATGAAATAAACCAAGAAGTATTGGAAGCAGTGGTTAATAATGACCGCGTGCTGTGGGCTTTCATCAAGAAAGACGGGATGATTATGCCGGTGCCGTATGGAGAAGAGCAGGTGATATGGATCCAGCCTGCAGACCTGGAGCGCAATGATGGGGAAGTCTCGGAATAACAAAGCGAGGTTGTACGCTGTTGACAAGGAGCGTCAGCTTGGCATTGTAGGGGCGACCTCTGCTCTCGATTGGTTTACTAACATGGCGGCGCGTACCGGGTTTGGCACCCCCAACCTGGCCGAGTCTGCCGACTATGAGCTGGTGCGCTTCAGTTATGACTACTGGAAGCTGATCACGCTGTACCGCAACCACTGGATTAGCCGCCGCATCGTAGATGTTCCGGCCGGCGACATGATCCGCGCCTGGCCGCGTCTAACTTCTGATATAAGCCCAGAAGACATAGGCAACATAGAAAAGGTGGTGCGTAAAACCTATACCAAGGCCAACCTGCTGAAGACTATGCAGTGGGCCAGGCTGTTCGGCGGCGCAGGGGCGCTGATAGTTATCGACGGCCAGGAGCAGTATCTTGACGAGCCACTGGAGCTAGAGGATATTAAGCTGAATAGCTACAAGGGCGTCATACCGTTCGACCGCTGGGCAGGCATAACCCCTGACGGCGAGGTGTGTACCGATATCAATCGGCCTACGGACTTCAACAAGCCTGAGTTCTATGAAGTGCGCAACCAGAACATGGAGACGTTCAAGGTGCACAGCAGCCGCATCTTGCGCTTCAACGGACCGGAGGTGCCGACCCCGGAGCGCGAGGCACAAAGCTGGTGGGGTATCAGCTGCCTGGAACCGGTGTATGAGGAGATCAGGAAGCGCGACAATATGTCGTGGAACATACTGTCGCTGACGTTCAGGGCCAATATACTAGGCATGAAATATCCTGAACTGGCTCAGTTGATCAGCGGCATCGGCATAGCCCAAGGCGCTAAGCAGAAGCTGGCCGAGCGCATGGAGCAGATCAACCAGCTGATGAGCAACCAGTCTCTTATACCGCTGCCGGCGGAAGGCGGGCTCGAGAGCACCCAGTACACTTTCGCCGGGCTGAGCGACGTATACCAGCAGTTCCAGCTCGACATCAGCGGCGCGGCGGAGATACCGGTGACGCGGCTGTGGGGCCGGACTATCTCAGGGCTAGGACAGAGCAATGACGCCGATGAGCGCATCTATGAGGAGAAGATAGGGCGTGAACAGGAAACTGACCTGCGGCCGCAGTTGGAGAAGCTGTACCCGGTGCTCTGCATGTCGGAGCTGGGCGAGGTGCCCGACGACCTGGATCTTGCCTTCCCGTCAGTACGCGTGCTGGATGAGAAAGAGAAGTCCGAGCTTGCCAAGACAGTCGTCGACACCGTTACGGTGGCGCTCAACAGCGGCGGCATATCGCAGAAGACGTATGCGCAGGAGCTGAAGCAGAGCTCTGATATCACCGGCATATTCACCAATATCACCGACGAGCAGATAGAGAAGATGTCGGACGACATACAGAGCGGAGCCGGGGAGATGGGAGGCGGGGCATTCGGCGAGGAAGGCGCCGAAGGAGGGGAGGAAGGCGGGGAGGGCAAGGCGCCGCAATTGAACCCGGCTTCTTCGCCGCAGAAAGTACTGAGTGCGGCCTCGAAAGCCCAGGACCTGTCCCACAGCCGGGAATGGCTTGACGGCTATCGCGCAGGCAACGGACGCGCCCATGGAGACCGTGGCTCCGCCGTGGAGTACGTGGACGAGGATGACGAGGCCCATGGGGCGATAGCGGCTGATGAGTTCAAGGAGTCGCAGCATCCGCGTGGTCAGCCTGGCAATGCCGGGCAGTTCGGCTCCAAGGGCAGCGGCAAGGCCGGTGGAGAAGGCAAGGTACCGGAAAGCCTGAAGCATATCAAGCATGCGAACGCCGCCGGCTTCGTGCAAGCTGCGCTAAAGGAAAATATGACTGCCGGCGCGGTCAAGCACAGCAATCCAGACATCAACGCCGCTGTGCAGGCCATTTACGGTACGTCGCCGTCGGTCTCGGCCTCGATGGTCAGCGCCTACAAGAAGAAGCTGTACTCCCAGACCGAGGCCGGCAAGGCCATGCTGGCTGCTATTAAGAAGGGAGTCAAGGACAACAACAAGGCCATCGCCGTAGCGCCGTCCTCCCCGGTCGCTGTCCAGCAGGCCGTCAAGTCGTTGACGCCGGGTACTACCGACCTGTTCACGACTGCCACTGACAAGAGCGGAAAGAAGGTGTTCGTCAATCTTACCGGCCTGCCGTCCGGCTTGAGTACTTACGATGTCGTCAAGGATTACCTTGCTTCTAAAGATCTGAAGATGACCGGCATCGTGTCGGACTTCAAGCCAGGCAAGCCGGCGCCTCCAGGCGGGTTTACAGAGCTGAAACCCAGCTTCGCCGACGTAGACAAGCTTCAGCAGGCCGAGCATGCCAAGTCAGTCAAGGCCGCGGCCGCCAACAAGATAGCCAGCGAGCTGACCGAGCCGCTGACAGCCGGGGAAATAGCCTGCATAGACTCGTATACCGACGGCGCTTACGGCGCCCTTAACGCCGCGCTGCGTGGGGGAAAGAAGCTGAGTGTCGGCCAGGCAGTGATGGCCAAGCAGTTGGACAACGCCATCAGGAAGGCCAAGCTGACCGAGCCTTACACGCTGCGGCGCGGCATCAGCTCGGGGAGCATGACCTCTATATTCGGCGGCACGGTGAAGGCCGGCGACGTGGTCCTGGACAATGGCTTTATGTCGACGTCAAAGAAGAAAGGGTTCGGCGGCAACATCAAGCTTGTCATCAACCTGCCAAAAGGGGCGCACGCGCTGGACGTGCAGAAGCACAGCAACCACTCGAGCGAGGCCGAGGTGCTGCTGCCGCGCGGCTCCATGTTCAAGGTGAAGAACGTTACCTCACTCGGTGATGAGCATACACTGGAGGTTGAGTATGTCGACGTCTAAATTCGAGACGGAAGAAGACCGCATGCAGCGCTATATGTGGAACGAGGACGACAACGTAGAGCTGGTAGAGCGCGGCACCGGCAAGGAGTTCGACGTAAGCGAGATGCTCGGCGGCCATGCCAGGGCCAAGGACGAGGATGACGGCGGCGTATGTCACTCGATGCATGGCCTGGATATTGTCATAGAGACCGTTAAGGGCCACGTGCGAGGCGGCTGGGACGAGGAGCGCGGCGAGGAGTGGGAGCAGATCATGCCCTACGACTACGGCTACCTGCAGGGAGTGCAGGGCGCTGACGGAGACAGCATGGACGTCATACTGGGCCCTAATCCGCGCAGCAGCTGGGTGTACGTCGTGGACCAGCGCCAGTTGCCGCCTGGCAAGGGGTTTGACGAGCACAAGGTGATGCTGGGGTACGATTCTCAGAAGGAGGCGCTTAGTGCCTACAGACGTGGTCATCATCGCGCTAAAGACGTGCTGATGGACTGGACTCCAATGCACGTCAACGATTTCAAGCACTGGTTGAAGACGGCGAATTTAACGGAGCCGTGCTCTGCCGGATAAGGAGTAATGTATGCCGCTTGGTATTTTGTTCTGGGTTCTTTATGTTGTAGCTATTGTGTTCGGCCTTTGGTCTAGCTACGATCCTGCTCAGCCTCTTTGGTATCGTCATGCTGGTGCTTACGCCGTCCTCTGGATTCTGGTCGGCATACTCGGCTGGCAGGAGTTCGGTCCGGTAGTTCATCGGTGATGTCATGAGCCATTGCAACTGGTGGGGATGCCTCAGTGACTGCTATGGTGGTACAAGGAAATGCTTTAAGCACTTGGTTGCTGACAGGGAGCGTAGCCGTAATAAGCGAGCCGAGCCAAATACTTGGCAAGCCGGCCATCATGGCAGAAAGCCAACAGAAGTTGCCATTCACGAGCCACGGCTGACTAGGTATCAGCGTCGCGTGGCCTACCGTAAGCTTCTACAGGAGCAAATGCGTGATACCGCAGACCCAGTCCCGTGTCGGTAAGCGTGGCCGCTGCTTTAATGCATGCATAGCCAGTATCCTGGAGATACCTGAGAAGAGTGTGCCTGACTTCCCCGACGAAGATGAGGAGTTCGGGCCGGCGGTGCAGAAATACCTGGCAGAGCGCGGCATTCGCTATTCCCAGGTCCCTATCGGGGAGGTAGCCCCGGTAGGCTGGCACACCATCGAAGGCATCTCTCCGCGCGGCGGCATGCACGCCGTGGTGGGCTACAACGGTAGTATGGTGCACGACCCCCACCCGCAGGACGGCACCGGCAGGGGAATCGAGAAGCCCATGTACTACGGGCTGTTTATTAAGGAGTGATTATGTCAGATCAGAAGTTTGAGAATAAGCCAGAGTCGATAGCCGCCAGGCCGCAACCTCAGCCTTTGGCTCCCAAGCGCAGCCCAGACTTCGTGAAGGTGGATGACCCGCCTCGCCATGATGCCGATAAGGCAGTGGCCGTACCGACGCCGCCGCCTTCCATATTCTCCAAGCCGACCAGGCTGCGCGACATTTTTTCGCTTTATTGAAAGGAGGGCGAGTATAGCCTATGCACAATCGGTAAGGAGAACTTAGCCCACACGAAAACTGGATGCCCAAGGGAGGGCGGGAATCGTACCCCGACCCGTCCTCTCTTTAGAAGAGGAGATACAGATGGCACTGGCAGCGTTCGCGCCTACCGCTTACAGCAGCTTCGCCGCACTATCCACCAGCACCAACGTCGCGCTGCCTGGCGGAGGCGGTGCCACGCTACTGGTTACTAACCTGGGGCCCAACCCGGTAGTCATAGCGCTAGGCAACGCTGCGCTGATACTGGCCGGCAGCGGGAATGGCATAGCTTTGAACCCGGGGCAGAGCATCGCGCTGACCGTGGGCGCCAACACCAACATCGCCGCCATGGCACTGGGCTTTGGCAACGCGCAGCTTAACATGGCGCAGGGAGCCTGAGTCCGTGCCGGTCAGCGGGTACTTCGGCGGTCATGGACGCGGGGTTATGCAGTCTATGAAGGAGAAGTACGGCGAGAAGAAGGGCGAGTCAGTCTTCTATGCCACTGCCAACAAGCAAAAGGACGCATTCAACGCTGATGGCTGGGTAGGCGACCGCGAAGACAGGCCGGTATTCGACGACTTCAAGGAGGGCGAGCACAAGCGTGACGAGGGCGGTAAGTTCTCCGAGGGCGGGGGAGGAGGCAAGGTTGATCATTTTGCTAAGAAGCTATCGGGCCAGAAGGGCAGTAATCCCGGCGGCGTATACAAGGGCAGCGACGGCAAGGAGCGCTACGTCAAGTTCTACAAGAAGCCTGAGCAGGGCAGGCAGGAGGCCGCGGCCAACAGTATCTATAACGACCTCGGCCTCGGCGCGCCTAAGTCCGACATAGTAGACGGGCCGGGCGGCAAGGAAGCCTTTGCGTCGGAGCTGATCAAGGGCGGCGATACGCTTGAGCACCAGGGCCTGACTAAGGAGAACTGCCAGGAGGTGCTTAAGGGCTTCGCCGCCGACGTGCTGACGGCCAACTGGGACGCAGTGGGTCTGACGCATGACAACATTCTGATGAAGGACGGCAAAGCCAACCGCATCGACAATGGCTCGGCTTTCACGTTCCGCGCCCAGGGCGAGCCCAAGCCAGAGCATTTGCTGGACCAGGCCACCGAGTGGGACGTGTTCTCCAGCGGCAAGAACCGCGAGTATAACAAGGTATTCCAGAAGGCCGGCTATGAGTCGGCCGCCGACATACCAGACATTAAGCAGCAGGTGCAGCGCATCGTAGACCTCGAGAAGAAGTCGGGCGGGTGGGACTCATATTTAAAGGAACGCGCGAGCTACCTCAGCGACAAGGAGCGCGGCACAGTAGCAAGGATGCTGACCAAGCGCACGGAGCAGTTGGCGCAGAAGGCGGGAGTCAATATGACAGGTAAAGCTAAAGACGCGGCTATGCAGCTGCGCGTCGGGCAGTATGTTGGCAGCTCCGAGTGGCGGCATGACGGGGTAGGCAAGGTGCTCTCGGTCAGCGACAGCGGTGCCAAGATTGAAGTGCACGAGCCTGCGCCCAGTACGGCCAGCAAGTATGTGTGGCGGACTGAGTGGTGGCCAGTAAAAGACTGGGACTCGCTCAAGCCGTCAAACTCCACTACCGAGAAGGTTGACGCCGAGGCTGCCAGGCTGGCTAGAGCCAAAGACGTGAAGCCGGTCAGCATATCGGGAGCGAGCAAGGAGGACAGTATGAATAGCGTGAGGCCAGTGGCGTTAGA